GTTCCGACCCCGCGCCCCGGCGACCGCATCGAGATCGACGGCGAGGCCTTCCTGATCCAGGGCGAGCCGGTCCGCGACCGCGAGCGGCTCGTCTGGACCGTGGATCTGAGGCCCGCTTGAAACTGCGGCTCGACATAGACCCCGACATCGTCGCCATGATGGCGGCCGAGGTCGCGGCGGGGGAGCGTGCGGTGACGGCCGCGATGCGCGAGGCCGGGACGGGTCTGAAAGCCGCCTGGCGGACGCAGATCACCGGCGCGGGGCTGGGCACCCGGCTCGCCAACTCGATCCGGCTCGCCAGCTTCCCGAAATCCGGCGAAAGCCTGAACGCCGCCGCGCTGGTCTGGTCGAATGCGCCGGTGATCGTCGGCGCGCATGACACCGGCCCGTTGATCCGCTCGAAGAACGGCTTCTGGCTGGCGATCCCCACGCCAGCGGCTGGCAAATCCACGCGCGGCGGCCGGATCACCCCCGGCGAATGGGAACGCCGCACGGGCCTGCGCCTGCGGTTCATCTACCGTCGTCGCGGGCCAAGTCTGCTAGTCGCTGAGGGACGTCTGAACACAAAGGGCCGTACCGTGGCATCAAAGTCGAAAACCGGAAGGGGCGTCGTCACCGCGCCAATCTTCCTGCTGGTGCCGCAGGTCAAGCTGCCGAAGCGGCTGGACTTGGCGCGGGATGCAGACCGGGCATTGAACAGTCTGTCGGGGCTGATCGTGGCAAACTGGGTGGAGGTAAGGCTTGGTTGAGAGCGTACCCACTGGACCAATCCGTCGAGTTCTCGACGAGGCGCTTTATTCAGCGCCGATCCATTGCAATACAGCACTGGCTTCTCCCGAGCCATGAACGCGAAGCTTCAATTCCCCGCGCGACGTTTCCTCGGAAGTTGGAAAACGCTCTTTGGTTTCGCCCCGATCAATAAGTCCAGCATTCAAGGCAGGCTTTCGAAAATACCACAGAACCCACTTCTGATTAAGCACCGCTGAGTATAGCCAGTCGCCTTTCGCTTCGAAACGAAGTTCGCGTTCTATGTAACCATGTCCGGCCGGGCGCACCGTGGTGCCGTCAAGGAATTGAGCATGGGCGAAAGCCAAATAGGCATCTCGGACAGCTACGTCTACGGCTACTGAATCTCGTAGCTGTTCTTCCAGTCGATGCGCGTCAAGCAGCATTCGTTTCCTCCCGCCACTAGGTTTTGCGTGGCATTCATTAAGCGAACGACCCTCGAAACAAAAGTCAAGAGCGGAGTTGACCGACAGACCATGCCCACCCCCCGCGAAACCATCCTCGCCGCGCTGAACGCGCGGCTCTCGGCGCTTCCCGCCACCGCTTTGCGCAGCGAGGTGCTGCCCGAGCGCGTCCCGGCCGATGGATTACTGATCCTGCGCGACGGCGAGCCGGGGGAGCCGGAGGTGACGTTTTCGCCGCTGCGTTATCACTACCAGCACCGCGCCGAGATCGAGGCGGTGGTTCAGGGCGCCGACCGTGATGCCGCCTTCGACACGCTGACCGCCAGCATTGGCACGGCGCTCGCCGCCGACCGCACGCTGAGCGGGCTCTGTGACTGGGTAGAGGCAGAAGCGCCGCGCCCGGTCGACTTGGCCGTAGAGGGCGCGGCGAGCCTGAAGGCGGCGACCATCGCGGTGGTGCTGCACTACGCGACGGACGACCCGCTGAGCTGAGCGCGGCGTCCACGGCAACCGGGCGACCTCCCCAACCTGACCACTGACCCACCGGCCCGCGGACCCGCTCCGCGGGCCGTTCCTTTTTGCGACAGGAGAGCATCATGGCACGATCCCTTGGGGCCCGGGCGCGGCTCGCGCTCGGCTTCGAGACCACCTACGGCACGCCGCCGGCCAGCGGCTTCATCCGAATGCCCTTCGCGCCGGGGCTGACCGTCGCCGCCGAACAGCCGCTGCTCGACTCCGAGCTGCTGGGCTACGGCCGCGATCCGCTGGCGCCGGTCAAGGACGCGATCACCGCCGACGGCGACGTGGTGGTCCCGATCGACGCGGAGGCCTGGGGCCACTGGCTCAAGGCCGCCTTCGGCGTGCCCACGACCAGCGGCACCGGGCCCTACACCCACGAGTTCCAGTCCGGCGCCTGGGACCTGCCGAGCTTCGCGCTGGAAAAGGGCCTGCCGGAGGTACCGCACTTCGCCATGTATCCCGGCTGCCGGGTCAACCAGTTGCAATGGTCGATGGAGCGCTCGGGCCTCGTCACGGCGACCGTCGGCGTGATCGCGCAGGGCGAGGACAAGAGCGCTGCGAGCCAGGCCGGCACCCTGACCGAGCCCGCGCTCAGGCGCTTCGGCAGCTTCAACGGCAGCGTCCAGCGCGATGGGGCGGCGCTCGGCAACCTGGTCTCGGCCGAGATCACCTATGCCAACAACCTCGACCGGGTGGAGACGCTCCGCGCCGACGGCAAGATCGACGGCGTGGAGCCCGGCATCGCCGCGCTCACCGGCAACGTGGTGGTCCGCTTCGCCGACGAGACGCTGCTGCAGCAGGCGATCGACGGGGCGGCTTGCGAGCTGGTTTTCGGCTACGCGCTGCCCTCGGGCGAGAGCTTCACGCTGACTGCGCATGCCGTCTACCTGCCGCGCCCGCGGATCGGGATCGACGGGCCGCAGGGCATCCAGGCGACATTCGACTGGCAGGCGGCGCGTGACCCCGGCACCGGCCGCATGGCCACCGCAACCCTCATCAACGACGTGGACCTGTACTGATGCTCCGACTCGACATGACCCGCAAACCCGCCTGGCACGACATGCCCGGCGGCGTGCGCCTGAAACTCCTGCCGATCACCACCGCCCTGATGGCCGAGGCGCGCCGCGATCCCGACGTGGTCGAGGCGCTGCAGAGCGTGCCGCCCGAGGCCATTGAGGCGGAGGCAAACGCGGCCATTTCGCGCGCGACCGACGAGGCGGTGGCGATCCCTTTCGCGGTCGCGCTGGCCCGGCTGGCGATCGTGGAATGGGACGGCGTCGGCGACGCGAGGGGCAATCCGGTGGAGCCCGGGACCGAGACGATCCCGGCGCTGATGGACATCTGGCCGATTTTCGAGGCGTTCCAGACCCGCTACGTCCAGAAAGGACTGCTGCTGGAGCAGGAAAAAAACGCCTCTGCGCCCTCGCAGCCTGGGTCTGGGGCGGGGGCGCGGAGTACTGCGCAGGGTGCCAAGGGCCGTGCCCGGACTGCCCGCAAACGCAAGAGCGCCCGCTGACGCTGGAGGGTCGGCAGATGCGGGATCTGGTGCAGGCGGCCGGCGGCCAGCTGCGGCTGGCGCCGATGGGCGGCGTCATCGGCTTCGACATGACCGCGCTCCTGACGATGGCCCGCGTCCGCGGCGTTCCGCTGGCCGCCGCCGCCGAGCTTCTCCCGCATGTCGAGGCGGTGGTGGTCGAGACCCTGCAGAAACGAAACGACGAGTCGCGCGGGGACGGCGGCGCCATGGGGGCTGACTGATGGCCGAGAAACGTGTGAGCGTGCGCCTGTCGGCGACGGGCGGGCGGCAGGTCAAGGATGCGCTGCGCGGTGTGGGCGAGGCCGGGCAGCAGGGCTTCCGGCGCCTCTCGCGCGAGATGGAGGCGGCCAACCGCCGGCTCGCCCGCTTCGCGCGGCAGGCCACGCGGATCGCCCGGGTCGTCGGCGCGGCAGCTACGGCGGCGGGCGCGGCGCTGATCCGCTCGGGGCTCCAGACCGTCGACGCGCAGGCCAAGCTCGCGCAGTCGCTGGCCACCACCACGGCGAGCGTGCAGGTGCTCGCGCGTGCGGCGGACCTGTCGGGCAATACCTTCCGCGAACTCGAGGCCGGCTCTGCGCGCCTGACCCGGCGCCTTTCGCTCTTCGCCGCCGATGGCAGCGGCCCTGCGGCCGACGCGATCCGGCGGCTGGGGCTGAATGCGACGGAGCTGCTCGCGCTGCCGCTCGACCAGCGCATCGCGCGGGTGACCGAGGCGATCCGCAGCAATGCCGCGGCCTCCGAGCAGGCGGCGCTCTTCTCGCAGCTCTTCGGCGATCGCGCCTTCGTGGCCTTCCAGCGGCTCGAACCCGCGCAACTGCGCCAGGCGAACGACGAGCTGCGCCGCTTCGGCGTGCTGGTCAGCGACGCCGACGCCGACCGGATCGAGGAGACCAACGACGCGATCTCGCGGCTGGGTCTGCTCTGGCGGGGCCTGTCGAACCAGCTGGCCGTCGCCGCCGCGCCGGCGCTGCAGAGCGCCGCCGAAGGGCTGGCCCGGCTGGGCGAGGTCGGCGGGCCGATCCAGCGGGTCTTCACCGGCCTTTCGGACGCGTTCGTCCTGTTGATCGACAATTTCGCGCGGGTGGCCAGCACCGCGGCGGCCTTCGCGGGGTTCATCGCCGGGCGCATGGTTGTCCGTCTCGCGTTGGCCGCGACGACGGTCCGCGGTCTCGCCACGGCGCTGGTCGTCCTGCGCGGGGCGCTGATCCGCACCGGCATCGGTGCGCTGATCGTCGGCGCGGGCGAGCTGATCTACCAGTTCACGCGGCTGGTGGCAGCGACGGGCGGCATCGGCGCGGCGCTCGATCTGCTGAAGGACGTGGCCGCGGAGGCCTGGGACCGGATCGCGCTGCGCGCCGGCGCCGCCTGGGCGCGGGTGGAGGCCGGCTGGGCCGCAGCGCAGGCCAGCATCTTCGAGGGTCTGCAGGGCGCGACGGAGGCTGTGGTCGGCTGGGGCAACAGCACCGTCGCGACCTTCTCCGGCGCGTTCGACGCGGTGAAGGCGACTTGGGGGGCGCTGCCGGAGGCCATCGGGGACTTCGCCTTCCAGGCCGCGAATGCCCTGATCGACGGCGTCGAGTCGATGATCAACGGTGTGGTGGCGCGCATCAACCGCTTCATCACCCGGCTGAACGCGGCGCTGTCCAATCTCCCCGACTGGGCAACCGGCGAGGGCGGCCTCTCCATCGGCACGCTGGACCCGGTCGAGCTGGGCGGGGTCGAGAACCCGTTCGCCGGGGCGGCCACGGCGGTCGGCGATGCCGCGGGAGAGGCCTTCCGTGCCGCCATGGGCCGCACCTATGTCGAGGCGCCGGATCTCTTCGGCGGGATGGCCGCGGATGCGCGCGGGCGCGCCGCGGGCTATGCCGAGGCCGCCGGCATGCTGTCTCAGGCCGCCGCGCGCCCGATGACCGCGTGGCAAGCACTGAAGGACGCCGTGGCGGGCGCGGGCTCGGACGGCGCGGCGGCGCTCGAGGCGGCCACGGACTCGGCCGACCGG